GGCGGGTGCCCGCCATCTCCGTGTGCTCGGGCGGATAATTTTCCCCCACGGTGAAGCCGGTGATGATGCCCAGGTGCACGCCGAGGTCGCCGTAGTTGTTGTACTCGCCCGTCATCAGGCGGCCCTCGCGCCAATAGGCGGCCCGGGTGAAGAACAGACAGAAGAAGACGGCGAAGAGCAGGGTCACGCTTAGATGCGTTTCGAAAATGTTTGACTCGGGAGGATACCGGCTTGTAGACCGGGCCCCCCTGAGTATTAACAGGTTTCTGACTGAGGTTGTCAACCCAGTATCAGTTAACCACTCTTATAGTCACATGGCAAAGTAAGCGAGTCCCCGGACCCAGAGCAATCTGGGCCCGGTCTCTCAATTATTCTCCAAGGTTGGAGCGAGTCTTCCTCGGAACACAAGTGTTCCTAGGTCTCGATATTCATCCTAAGATGCCATGTAGTGTCTGCAAGTAATTGCATGATACCTCACAGTGATCAGCGTGCCAGAGGCACTTCAATCTATGAGCATAGCTAATCAACCGGGAAGGGCCTTTTATCCCTCCCGATTGCCTTCGCCTGATGGGAAATCCTCCCCCGTAACCTTTATGGGGGGCGATGTTACCACCAGGGTGTAGCTAAGGTTCCTCAACCTCAGCTTCACTACGCTCCTTACCTGACTCCACGGAGTCCACCATCCGCAACGGGTTTGAAACCCCCAGCCGGCCAGACTAATCCCCCAATTGGGGTAGTTCATCCTATTTAGATGAACATGTCTTTAAACGCCTCTGGATCACCTGAGGAGAGAAGCTTATTCAGCTGTTCCTCCCCCGGTGCATACTGCGGACCCCTTCTCGTTCGGGCTTTAATCCCTCAACCGGTTAGTAGTGCCACCCTTTTAGGGAGGCCTGTACTCCGGTACGACGAGAAGAGAAAGGTAAGATCAAAATCATATGATCACTGTGACCAGCCAGGGGTTTTGGTTCGTCAGATGAACTACACACTTTTCCAAATCTTCAGCCATCTAGAAGTACCCGGGCGAACCCGGGGCTGTAGTCTAGCTGAAGATCGAGGCATCAGCGGCAAGGCACCTAGGACAAGATCGAGACGATTAATCGACTCGATTAGGTCCTGGAACGCCTTATCACTAGTGTCAAGTGTAAGTTCATCAAGTTCGGTTCGCACCGCTCTCACCTCACTCAGGACATCCAAAAAGAATTCGCGATAGACATACTCAAAAAGAGAATGAATAAAGCGTCTTCCAGCTGGATTCGTCTCCTCGTATAGGGAGAAGGCATAGCCTTCAATCCTATCCGGGAAGTCGATTGTCCCGTAGTGAGCTCTAGTTCGATCAACTGTAACCAGCGTCCGGACAACGTCCAGGCGCGGTTGCAAGTCGTTCAGCCGTTGCAACAGAGAGTCTCTCATTCTATCGAAGAGAGACTGTCGTTGCGTAGGCCCAAAGTCACGAACCGGTCCCCCTCCTTGGAAGGAGAGGAATTCGGTAAGTGGCAATGGCACTAGAGAACCGGGAGCCCGACTCAGAACAATCAAGTTCTTAAGTCGAGATCCCAGTAATGAGAGAGGAGAGGTCATCGACCCAATGGCTTTGTAACCAAAGCCAAGGACCGCTGCTAGAGCTGACACCGGAAGTCTATACTTCCGGGCGAACTCAAACGCAGCGTTAAGGTTATGTTGAGCCGCCCACACCTCACGAAGAGGTACGGGGGCTAAATTAACACCCTTAACGATGAACCTCTTGGCAAACTCAAGCACTCCAATGCTGGACTCCAAAGATTTATGGAGACCAACTTGGACACCAAGAATCTCTAAAACCTTTAGATATTCCTCGGCGACTTGAGTAGAGCCAATGACCACGTCATCTCCCAAGATGGCGTAGTCTGCGAACCAACCTCGAGTTGTAGGATCTGCTCTGTGGGCCGCTCATTGCACCAACGCGTGATGCGTTAGCGCAAGCATAGCCCACGAGGTTAGTGCTCCCATTGGTTGTCCGACAGCGTAACTTACCCTCTCCAATCCTGAGGCTTTTCTTCCTCTTTCAGGGAGAGCGTAAGTTCTAGAAACTAAGAGTTCTATCCAGAGGTTCGCCGGCCAAGCGCCAATTAAGGCGCTTAGTAGCGTAGCCTGGATAAGAACGGGCAGTCGATCAGTAGCGGCGGAGAGGTCATAACTATAGAGTTTGACACCCTTCGCACCCAGCTCACTTAAGTGAGCTAGGGGGCGCTCCTGATCAAATGTCCCATCCTGAGGAATCAACCTCAGGATCTCGAAGATTCTATCATGCAGTGGCTTCAATACCCACTGCGTGACGCAATCGACCATTGCAAAAGCTCTAACCTTTCCTGCTGGTTCATCCTTGAACCCCAGTTTACCTAGTTCTCCGCTAGGGACATTATTGTCCTTAACGAAGACCAGGGCAACCTCAAACCAATTGAGGAACCGGGTGTTTTTCGTCACCGCCAACCAATCCCGAAGGACTGGAAGGAGGGGACTACCTCCCCAGGTCGCAATGGCGCCTAATACTCCATAAAATGAAGTACTAGACACCTCCGCAACCGAGGGAGTAGATGAAAGAGATAGGAAAGGAGAGACGGGCAGACTACGAAGGGCTGAGGCCCTGTCGTGAAAGGTATCCCAAAGCCACTCAGTGCTGAATCTCTTCAGCAAGAGCGGTCTAAAGACGCCGATCACGAATTGACTAAATTCCCCCAAGACCCCAACAACGTTGGAGCCAGGGAGGAAATAGTCCGTAATCGTTCGCAATTTCAACTGTCCTGGAAACTCTAGAACTCGATAAATCGAGAATAGAGTAGTCCAGAGACGAATATGAAAGCGCGACCCCTTTCGAATCCACATCCTATGCAAGGATGGGATACAAGAGGGTAACCCCGACCCCCGCCTACCGAACCGACACCCTAAGGGCGTCATATCAGTAAGCGGGCCTTTTGCAACAGACTGCATCAGATTAACGTACTGCGCTTTCAAGTAAATTACAAGAAAGCGCATTCCACTATTCCGATGCAGCTGAGCACACCTTCCTAGGAAGGAGATCACAACTCGAACAGAACCAAAGGTTACCCGTCCTCCCACAGATCGCACTGCTGAAATCAACAGATTGATTAGTGGGCGACCTCTTTTTACGGAGATCATGGCACTTACGAAACCATCTACAGTTACGGTCGCGGCATAAGATTTAAGTAAATTAAATTTTGTGTTAGCAATCATAAAAATAAATGGTTTCCTAAGACTTCGGTTTCCACCATTACTGGCGGGCCGCAGCCACCCCTCTCAGGGAGACGGAATAATCCGTGGCTTCCTTTCCATTACCAGGAGAGGTTGCACGAACCCCCTCTCCCCCCTTCCGGGGGGAGAATTTCGGTAACACACCCGTTCTAGGTGTGCGTCCCTAGTTCTGCGTACCTCACGCGGCACTTCAAGGACCACCTATGACGCATAGCGGTTTGCGGGCTTTCCTGCCCAAGTAGCAAGGGGTGCTAACCCCGCCACGTGGTTGTTCCACGACAAAACACAGCTACTAACGCTACAAACATAAACGTCACAGAGAGATTTCACTATTAGGGATCCACGATGCGAGCCAACTAAGGCACACATTCGCAGAAGTCGAAAAGATTTCTTCGAATGATAGGTCAAAGACCTA